TACGAGCGTCGTTCTCACGCATGAAGTTATTGTCCACGGAGTCCATCTGGGACTGATTTTTACCGGCGAAGTATTCCTTACGCTGACGCATCAGTTCTTCTGGTGCCTTGCACAACAACAGTCCTGCGACTTCGATGTTGTTTTTGAAACGGCTGTCTGGGTCCACCAACATTTGAAACTGTGGTTGTTCCTCGATGGCTACTGGCTCCCAACCTTCTCGTAGTTTGGACGAGATATTACGTGGGTCCTTTTCACCATTCGTGGAAACGCGTATCCAACGGTACGCATAACCAGCTTCTTTATCCGGTTCTGGCAGGGTCGATGCCGGTTGCCATACTTTAGGACGTTCTGCTTCTGCACGAGTTTCACGAGGGGCACGAGTCGAACCCGTTTTACCTTCTAGGGCGTCAATAATATTGGTCATCTTATTTCTCCATCTTCATAAGTTCACGGGCATACTGTTCAGGCGTTAAGCCTAGACGTTTTGCGATTGCCAGTTGGGACTGTTTCAACACAATCTTTTTGGGGGACCGTGTACGTGAGGCTGGAGCAACGACCGACGACGCTTTTTGTTCGCGTGCAGCGGGTTTAGTGTCACCGTAATCCATTTCATCCCCGAAGTAATCGGAGAAGCGTCGGCGCATAGTTTTGTCTACAACGCCCCAATATTCGTCGGTACCTGCAAACTGCGGGCCACGTTCATTTATGAGCCTCTGATGAAGCCCAAGAGCAGTTGCTGTCATCTCTGGGTCGGAACCGTACCACGTATTGCGCTCTTGCCACGCAATAGTTTTAGGGTCCAGCTGCGGAGTTTGCACCTGCTGTTGCGGTATTTCTACCTCATTACTTTCCTGCTGTAAAGTAGGACGATAATTATTTATTTGCTGCATACGGTAATTAACCGCTGCAAGCTTCTCTTGAGCGTCCGCAAGACGCTCTGCATCGCCTGACTCGTAAGCCTCTTTAAACTCGCGTTTGGCTGCAGCAGCCTCAAATTCCGCAGTTTGCTTATAGCTGCCGAGCAAAGACTGTTCGCCCTGCATAAGGGTGTTTTTCAGCCTGCGGTTTTCATCCAGCAGACGTTGAGCGGCAGAAAGGGCTTCGGTTTTTTCGCGCATCTCGCGCTCTTTTTCCCGACGCTCGTCATGCCAGACCTTTTTCATCTGCTTCAGGCGGGTCTTTACCTTGTCGGAATAGTCTTCAAGCTCATCAGCTTCTAACTCTTCGACAAGCTCCTTTGGCATAGGCTCACGGCCACGGTCTGCCTCGGGGGTATCGTCTTCAATTTCGACTTCGGGCTTTTCAGCACCTTCAACGGGGGTATCTTCTTCGATTTCAAACGAAAAATCGTCGTTATCATCCATATTCATGTCATTCTCCTTTGTACGGGTTACGTCCGTTAAGCGCGGGAAATGCCCCGAGGGTCTTCAACAACACCTTCTACACTGTCGTCGTTGATTAGGCGGAACTCACGACCGTGAATTTTTACACGACTACCTGCATGTGGGCGCGTGAGGATAAAGTCACCTTCTTGGCACCATGGGCCAGACGGGAAGCGTTTCTCGTCTTTGTAGGCGTCAGGACCTATCTTCAGCACCATAAGCACTGGGGTAGTAAGTTCTTCATACTGCTTGGTCGAGTCGGCCTTGAAGATACCGCCAGCGGTCTTTTCTTCGGCTTCTGGGATAGCGCACAGGATGCGATAGCCCGATGGGTCTGGAAGCTGCTTGGCTTTCTTCTCGTCAGTGTCGGGCAGCACAGTGGCGTCCCCGATGTTGTTTACATCCGAAGCCAGAAAAATTTCTGGGGTGTTCGGTAGAGTATTGTCCTCTGCATTAATCATCGTCTTGTTCCATTCTTTGTGCGGCTTCAGCAATGAAACCGTTTGTAATCATAAGCCCGCGAATAATTCCGCAGGCGTATTTATATTCCCCATGGTCTTTTGCGGTACCACGGGCGAGGTCAACGCTCAGCACGTCAATCTCATCTTGTACCTTTTTTGACAGGTACATCAGTAACTCACTTGTCATTCATTCTCCTTGGGCTTTGCTTCGTTGGGAACGGGTTGTTGTGCTTGTTCAGTCTGCGCAGCTTCGCGGGCAATCTCGATACCCATACGAAGCCCTGCTTCCTGCTGTTTTGCCGACAAGTTAGCCTTGTCCGTGGCAACTTTTGCGCCGACCTGCAGGCCAGCGATTTCTTGTTGTGAGGCGATGCGTTTCTCTTCAAGCTCGAGACGGTCTTGCTTCTCCGCTGCATCAATCATCATCTTCTGTTTCTTAAGCTCAAGCTCACCCTGCTTAATCTGCAGCTCTTGCTGCTGCATCTGCACGATGGGGTCTTGTGCCATCTGCTGGGCTTGCTGCTGTTGAGCTTCAGCTTGGTTCTTCTGGAGTAGTTGCTGCGCTGCTTGTGCGGCCAGACGAGATACAGCCAACTCGGTGTTCTCATCCATCTCAGCGTTTGGTGCTGGGAGTGGCACGCCAGCCTGCTCTTCAACCTGCCTACGGTATTCAAACGCAAGGTGTTCTTGGATGTGTGCGGCTGCTGCGGCCATCATAGCCTGCGCGTTCGGGTTTTGGCCCATGAGTTGCGCTATCTTGGGGTCTTGCATCGCAGCCATATGGACTGCGATGTGCGCTTCGTGGTCTTGATACAGGAACGCCTTAACAGGCTTACCATTAAGCACATCCATGTTTTCAGACACAGGGTCACGCGGCTTCATATCATCTCCGTCCTTAAGCGGGACGAGCTTCTGCGCGTTTTTAATACCCAACACCTCTAGCATCTGGCGGTGTAGGTAGGGCAGGTCGTAGATTTGCGGCGCGCCCTGTGCCAACTGGATGACAGCCTGATACTGCACAATCTTCTGCGCCATAGTGGCAGCATTAGGGTCAGATACAGGGATAACATCGACGTTATCATAGTCAGATTTCTTAGCCCGACGACCGCCTTCTTCTGGCTCGTAGCTGTACGTATCTGGTGTGTAGTCGCGGATGATACCTTTGAGTAACTGGAACTCCCGCTTCATCGCATAGTGGACGCGTGCCTGCACGGCGCTCATCATCTTCAACGTACGCTCAAGAATAGCCAGCGTGGTGCCCACAGGAGCCTGTGCAGACATGTCAGACACCTTCATGTCCGCCATACCCGCGAAGCGACGACCTTCGTCTACTATAGTACCCAAGAGGCTGTAGAGCACTTGTGACGGCTCTTTATACGGCAACGGCATGATATTGTCGCGCATCGTACCCGACGCTACGTCCACATCGCGCCATTCAGCAGGGCTTATGGGTGTGTCATCGCCTTTAACTCTAAGACCTTTAGTTTTAAAGCCACCCGGAAGGTTAGATAGAGTACCAGCATCAACAAGCTGACGAATAAGACTGGTGCCAGACTTAGCAAAAGCACCAATAAGGTGAATAAGGCCAAAAGCGTAGAAGCCAAAGCCCGGAACATACGAATAATGAACGAAGTGATTGCGCTTAAGCTTTTTCTTATCATCGGGGTTCCAATTCCTGCGTATTGAAAGGACCGTTTCGGTCTCTTTATCTATGGTAATGACGTATGGAAGGGCAATTCCAAGCTCGTTTTCCTCTTTGTCCCGGTAGTCGTCGTCCTCAATGACCAAATCTACGTGCATTTCTAGCAATTTGTATCGGTCATCGGTCTCTGCACGGAAGCCGAGTTGCTCTGAAATCTTCTGTTCTACCTCATCCATCGAATTGACGGGGTCTGGCAGGTCTACATCACGGTAGAAACCCGACGCTTGCAGCTTTTTAAGCTCATTCGGGGTTTTCCGCATCACATGGGTGACGCGTTCAGCGACTTCCAAGCTGGACGCGCCATAAGGTACGACAACATCTTCTGCTGCGACGTACATAGCCACCTGACGACCGAGTGATGGGTCGAAATACACCTTCTTGAACGCATTACCTGCAAGGCCCAACCCCCACAGCATGCGTTCGTGTTCAGGGCGATACTCGACCATCACGTCGGTCAACTGATAATTCATATCTTCTTGGACGCGAGCAGCGGCGTCCTTCTTCTCGTTAGTCTCTTTGCCGATTATCTGCGTACGCACCGGCCCTTGGGCTGGGAATGTCTCGCTCATAGTCTCGGCTTGGAACTTTACGACAGCTTCAGACAGCAGTGGGTGATGCACACCACAGGCACCGGGCCAAGGCTCAGTCCGGTCCTCGACCTTCATACCCAGCAGCTCAAGCCCGTCTACATAAGTCTGTATCCAGTCCTTGCGGCTGCTGATATCTTCGTCAAACTCGCCAAGCAGGTCGCCAGCAAGCTCTGTAAGCATGCCCTCGTCCAAATCTTCGGCTAAGTTGTCGTTGAAGTCGCCCTCGTCCTCACTCGGGTCAATCTCAATCTCCATACCGTCGATGCCAATGTTGACACTCTCAGGGTCTTCAATCTCAATCTCGATGTCTGGACCCTCGTCCATCTCCGTCATCATCGGAGACATGCCCAGCGGGGCTTGGTTAAGCGACTTGTCGATGTCCATTTACTTGGCTTTCTTTTTAGCTAAGGTTTTAGCTATTGATACCGCCGGTGATACCACTGCAGCTACTTCAGCTACGTCCTCGATGATGTCGAACACGTTCTTTTTCTTGGGCTTCGGAGCAGCCTGCGTCTGGTTTGCGCCTAAAATAGCGTCGTTGTACGGTACGCCTGCAGCGCGTGCTTCGTTGAACGCTGTGCGTTGGTCATCAGACCATTTAGCCCACTGAGTTTTGCCGATTGGAAAAAGTGCTTTAATTACCGCCATGTCAAACCTCTTGATTTAGTTTTGTTGTGTGTAGTGACGTTCCACGCATGAATGGGCCCCCACCAGAGATGCCAGCCCTCACACGTACCCGACGCAAGCTTCTCGCGCTTTATCAGTGGCTTCCACCAATGACGTGCAGTCCAGTTCCAACGATGCGCCCTGATGCGTGCTTTGAGTGTCATTAATAATACCCCTGATTGCGGTTTGATTTAAAGTACACGATATCTTCGGGCTCGTCTAGGTTCGTAGTCACGTAGCCACCACGCCTGAACCTGTGCAGTGCCATAGACACCGTATCGACATAGTCATCGTTTGAACCGGCAGGAAATTCTGCCACTTCGTCAATAACTTCTTCTGCCCAGCGCGTCCCCGGTGCCCATACCCGACCTGATGCGAATATATCTGCCACCCCATTTAACCTAGATATTTTATCGTTACCCCGCGTCGGGGTGAACTCTTGCACCGGTATGCCCATAGCCCGCATCTCGTAGATGAGCGGTGCACCTGATGCCTTTTTCTCGATGATGACGCCGTCTGGGTCCCACTCTTTAAACTCTTCGACAGCCACGCGCTTAAGCTCAGGAAACTCCATGCGGTCTCTGAACGCATTTAACAGGATAATATTAGCCTGTGTTATGCCATTGTCGTCTGGGTGGTAGAACACACCCCATGTTGTGCACGCTGAATAGTCAGCACGGCTGGTTTTCTCGAACGCCGTATCCCATACCTGCAGGACAAAGTCGCATTGAGGCGGCTCATCACTCTCCCACTCACGCCACCACTCTCTTTTGACGATGGCGGCGCTTTCTGACACCGGGTTCTGCTGGTACTGCGCCATCCACTTACTGTTTGGAACGTCGCGTTTTACCTTCTCAAGCTCTTCCAAAGCCCAGAACTCAGGCCATAGCGGGTTACCACTGGGTAAAATTGCTGGAAACTCAATGACTTCCCACTCATCGAGGCTGTCGTTAGCAGCTGCATCTTTTAGTATCTGCCCGGTCAGGTCTCTTTTAGACCAACGTGTCATCACGACGATGATGGCACCACCCGGCTGGAGACGCTGACGAGGCCCAGACGTATACCACTCATATGCCTTGTCGTAGATATCTGGGTTAACTTCTGCGATAGCAGCTTCCTGCTCTGAGTGCGGGTCATCAATGATGAGCACGTCGGCACCTTTACCAGTCACCGCACCGCCCACACCGATAGCGAAGTAATCACCCCCTTTCGACGTATTCCACCGACCAGCAGCCTTAGAGTCCGCAGCCAGTTTTAGGTCTGGAAATGTTTCATGATATACTTCTGTGTCAACCAAGTTACGAACTTTACGTCCGAAGCCTACGGCTAACTCACCCGTATGGGAACACTGGATAATCTTTTTATGGGGGTTGAGTCCGAGGAACCATGCAGGGAGCAGGTAAGAGGCGAACTCCGACTTAGTGTGTCGCGGTGGCATATTAATAATGAGCCGTTTGCACTCACCACGAGCAACACGTTCGAAGGCGTCCGCCATTTTTGCATGATGCCGTCCCCCTATGAATGTCGGCCAAACCTGCTCTACGAACTTCAGGAACCGCTTGCGTGCTAGCTCCTGCGTCTTGAGCTTCTCGAGCTTCTCTAACTCCGCCAGCAGATGTTCTTGCTCTGCAGCGGAGAGTTTAGGTAGTATTTTTGGTATGTCTTTAAGGGTAATGTTCACTCTTCCACCTCTTCGGTGGTCTCATCCAGTATATCTTCAAAATCAGCATCAGTGATGCCTAGCTCTTCGTCGAGGTCCATGCCCAATGGCTTCATATCTATGACGTCTGCGTTCAGCAGGCGCTTGACCCGGTCCACGATGGCCTTCTCGAGACCTTCAGGCGAATTATAGTTGACATTAATCTCGCTGCGCTCAGTGAACAGACCCACGTCGCTGTGCTTACCAAGCAGCTCAATAGCCTTTAGCTCGTACTTAATCTCACCGCAGTCGGCTATCTCGAGCAGCTTATTAGTCAGCGCAGTGCGCACTTGGTCCGCATCAAGACCCCGGCCTTGACCATAAGCACGTAGGAAAGACGCAGCGCCAAGGGCAGCTGGCAGACTCTTGGTCAACGGGGTAATTTTCTGGTTGTCGATGGCTGCATCTAGCAGTGCAGCTTCCTCTTCGAGGTTTTCTTTCGACGACTCTATCGGGGCACCGAGCTGTTCAAGCAGCTCGGCTGTGTTTCCTACGGACGCTAATTTATCCGCAAAATTGTCAAACTCTTCGTCAGACAGGTCAAACGGCACTGGATATTCCGTGCTCGGCTCGACTTTTACTATAGGCATGTACTTAAGCTCCGCTTGTAGGAGACCGGGGGATGCAGGGTTGTGTAGCAGCCTAGTGAAAAGAAGAAAAGGAAAAAATTATCCCTTGTGCGTCCAACCACCACGCTCGTACGTCTTCTTCCTATGGCAGTTAGCGCAGCGCACTTCGCATTTGGCTATTTCTTCGGTTAGCTTTTTCATACTGTACCCCTTGCGGACAGCGTCTGATATAGTGAAGTGCTTAGTGCCTGCCTCACCTATATGGTCAAATTCAAGCACGATAATGTTAGTTTCGCCGCAATCCACGCAGGGGTTGGCCCTCAAGTGTGTATTTATGTGTGTACGAATACGGTTCCGTGCAGCTTTGCTGTACCCTTTGGCCTTGGCGATAACCCTATCACGATGCTTCGCGTAATGCCTGCGGCTCGCTTCCCTACGCTTTTCTATATCCGAAAAAGGCATGGGTGGGGGATATACGATTAATATTACAAAATAAAAACCCCGGTCACCGTAGTGCCGGGGCTGCTGCGCAGAGTACAACGCAGCGATGAGAAAGGGTACCGCAATGTCGAGCTACGGAACCAAAAGTATATACCCCATGTATATACGACGTCAAGGTACCATTGACGGGGGGTCTGCAGATATTAGGCGTCGGCAAACCGGTGGGTAGAAAAAGAGGGGGTGGGGGGTCGGTTTTCAAAATGACGTAACTGACTGTGCAAAATAGTAATACTAACCAGCGCCGGAGTCCCATTGCCCCATTTGGGGGGTCGGGGGACGGTGGGTCGCGCCATGTAACCAAGGTTACACGCCCCCGCCCCCTGTTTTTCCTTTATATAACAACAGGTTACGATACTACTTGACTTAAATGTCATACATTAACTATAACCAAGGGGTAGCAAGAAACGCTACGGTTTTTAAAAAAGGAATATGATTATGGTTAAAGCACCAACAACAGCCAAGCGCAAACAGCCTACTCGCGTTGAGATTATGCGTAACATTAACGCTAAGCTTCACGCTAAGGCTAAGGCATCGCCGCTAGTGCTGGATATCGACAAGGCGCGGGCAAGCGTCATTGGCGACACTGGCAAGGCGCAAGGCTCCGCTCGCGTTTATGCCCATGCGCTTATCGCTAGGTTCGGTTCGGACTACTATACGTTCACAGCCGCTAACAGCCGCACCGATAACGAGAAAGCGCACTTCGCCGCGATTGAAGCGGAGCGCAAACAGTGCGCCGCCGACTACGCCGCTAAATGGGGAGAGGAGGGCAAGAATATGCCATGGTCCCGCGCTAAGGCTATCACCAAGGCATTGCGTGAAGGTGGTAATACGCGACCACCCGCTAAGCCACTTGATACGCTACAGCGCACCGGCCTGATTGCCTTGTATAAGAAGGGCATGAAGGAGGAGCGGCAGACTGAAATGGAAGCGGATTGCAACGCCGATATCGGCGCGCTCCTAATCAAGTATTTCAAAGAAGATTTATCCAAGCTTGGATAACCAACTACACAGCCCCGCTGGTTTCGGCCAGCGGGGTTTTTTTGTGCCCAGCGTCCGCGCTATGATAGTCGAGTCGAGCGCGTGTGCGTGAATGAGTGAGGGCGCGTCAATGATAGTTGATACTAGAGCGCGTGTGTAAGCGTGTAACCGTGGTTACAAACCGTTAGGTTGAACTCAACCTAACGTCCAAAATCGGCAAAGTCAACAAAAAAATGCAAAGTGGGCAAAATAACCTAAAGTTATTGGCAATGTTAAAAAACAATCCTCGGAAACCGGCCTTAGAGCTGGCTTTGTAGAAAGTTATAATGTTATTGGGTTGTGAAGTCGGATTTTGATTTTTGACAGTGCGCATCTGTCGCACCCCCTCTGCACAGTGCGAAAGGCAAAAAGTGCCGGACACTCTTTTTTCTTAATAACATTTTAACTTTAAAACTATACTATACTACTACCCCCAAAAAATCCCACGTTTCTGCGCCTCTCCAGCCACCCGCATTTTGTTAGAAAACTAATGAGGGTATTTTAACTTTCTACAACGCCAACTTTGCGAGCGCGTCCCCACGCAGGCCCACATCTATTGACCTGAGCTACTTTATGTGCTACATTAAAAAGAAAAAACAACGAAAAACGGAGCAAGCCTCATGAAGCCAGTGAAACCACATTATTTCGATGTAACCTCGGTTACAGACATGAACGAGCTAATCGAATGCTACGGTGCGCACCAAGCGTGGGTAACCGCAGTTACACAGTTACGTCATCGTGAGTCCAAAGCCCACGACCGTAGGAAGAAGCAGTATCTACGATTGATGCTGTTAAATGCAGAGACGCAGCTGAAGCTGCACAACCAAGAAGGAGCAAGATAATGATTGAAGGAAAGACACAGGTGCTGTGCACCCAGTGCTACGACCCGTTCAGTGTCGAGCGGTTTAGGTTAGGTTATTCTGTTTGCCTCGATTGCGGCGACACCGCTGCGCGGTCTGTCGTGTTCACGACAGCACCAATCAACAAGAGCAACTACATGCTTATTACTAACGTAACCGAGCTGGCACAGCTTAACCCAAAGAGGACAACATCATGAGCGACGACCCCGCATATCTACGAGCCGAAGCAGCCAAAGCACTAACGGGCTTCCAAGCAAACATCATACAACTACGCTGCAACGGTATGTTCGTCGAGGGTGGAGTGGGCGACAAGATTAGTGCCTACGACAGGGCAAGAAACACCGTGTCATCCAACCACTACATGCTGGCGCTCAACGCGCTGGACAACGCAAAGCTGCACATAGCAAGTGCCATACTGACTTTAGGAGAAGGAAACAAACCATGACTAACACCATACTGCACATAGCAGCCGAGATATTCTTCATAAGCGTAGGTATCTTCGCAATCTGGGCAATCCACGCAACCATCAAGGGGAAGTAGAATGATAATGGATAACGAAGAACTTATACCCCAGCTAAACGCGCTCGTGCTTAAGACCATAGCCGAGTGGGAGTTCGAGAGTGGGGATGATTATGCGGGGCAGGGCATACGCCTACGCTTCACTGATGGCACCACGTTCACTGTGTATGAGAACCAAACAGCAGGCGAAGTAGTATATTTTTTCGGGGAGAGGTAGCATGGCCATGCATTTCATAGGTTTCAAAGACGAGCGGTATTACAACGCCATCAAGGTGTTTGGTAAGCCTGACTTCATCCACCGACACTGGGATGTGAGGGCCAAGCACGAGATAGCGGAGGGCGACGTGGCTGTGTTCGCCACTAACACCTACTGCGATACACCTAGAATACATTCGTTCAACGACAGCCAGCATATGTGAAGGAGGAATAACATGGGCTACCGTTCAAACGTAGACGTAGTCATCTACGTGCCTAGTGACAGCGACACAGCATATCCGCTGCTCAAGCTATGGTTTGATGCAAACTACCCGCATAATGAAGCAAAGCACGACTGGGGTGCAGAGATTACATATCTGCAAGAGGACCGAGCAATCACGGTCTACTACAATGACGTCAAATGGTATGAAGCCTACGAGCATCCGCAAGCGGTGGACAAGGTGTTCAGCGAGATTGATACCCTGCTGGATGCACTGCCCGTAACCACAGTTAAGGATGGCGTCACCCAAGACTGGAACGTCACACCGTTCGAGATAGCATATGAATATGTGCGTATGGGAGAGGAGGACCAAGACATCGAGATAAACCAGAGCATCAACGCAGACTGCGTAATAGCGGTGAACCGCTCGACAGAAATATCATTCACACCACCAACCAAGAAAGCAACAACATGAACTACGAAGATAAACAAGCACTGCGCGATATGCGCGACGACATGGCAGACGAGACCGACAAGAGCCTGCTCAAGAAGGTGATTAACCACATATACGAGTTGGAGCGCAAGATGCAGGCCATACGGGTATTTGCAAAGTCCATCGACGAATACACCAAGGTCAAGGGGTCGGACGAATGATGGAGCGTATCAAATGGTGGCTTACATTCAGGCTCGTTCAGATAGCGTCACAGCTAGACGGCGAACTGTTCATGCGTCTGTGCGAGGTAGCAGTGCTGGCTAAATACAGGGACAGCTTCGAAGAAGCACTACGTGACGCCATGCGTATCGAGCAAGAGCATGACTATTACTATAACCATGAGAGGGAAGACAATGACACAGATAGCAATACGACACGTAACACAACTAAACTCCACTAACATCGTAGGCATAGGCACTGTGCTGCCCGGACTTGAGAATAACGAGGCAGATATAGCTACTATCAAACTCTTGCACGAGGTCGAGTCCATGCGCCGTCAGCTACGCGTGCTGGAACCGCAGTTGAGTAAGATGATAACCGAGTTTGGTATGCGCAGAGGTGAGCGTGGTTACCGTGAGTTCTACCTACGCAATGCGCTTAATCAACAACAATACAAGGAGCAATAAAATGACCGAGACAAAACAACTAACCAAAGACCGGAACTACTACCGGATGATGCGCAACGACGAACTAATAAACCACGTCAAAGACAGCACGACCCTAACCGAACTGGAGCGGGTGCTAATCGAGCGCCTAAAGAAAGCAGAGCGTAACCGTTACGACTAACAAACTAAACAGAAGGAGTAAATACCATGGCTATGTTAAACTGGAGCACATACCAATCACTGCCACCACTACGCAGCTATGCAGCTGCACTAGAACATTGGGAAAAAACCATCCCCATCAGAGGTGACGTAGACGGAACCAAGCCAGTGGGTAGGCGCGACCAGAAGTGGTTGGCTATCTACGTCCGTGACACGGACAAGGCAGTGTGCATAGGTAGCACGTGGAACAAGGACAGGCAGAAAGCACTTCTGGCCTATCACCCTGACGGGCGCGTGGCTATCGAGCAGCACATCAGTGCATCATGTCGTGAGCGCATCCAGCGCATAGCAGGGCTAAACATCAACCGACACTATAACGAGGACTGGGTGCATGCGCTATCGCACGTCGATGGTGAAGAGGTTATCGGTCTATACCCACTAAAAATACGTTACAACAACCCGCGCAAGGCGGTGTTCATCCTGCGTCCGCACGATACGCCCATATATCTCAACCCCGTGCCTACATATAAGCACACCATAAACAGGCAGGAGAAAGCCAAGCTAACCAAGCAATACAAGCCGTTCCTCGATTACGTCGAGGCCATGTCCAAGCTAAGCGCGGACCCTACGCAGTTTAGTCAGTGGTCCAAGGAGAGCATGGATAACCCACGGTTACCTGTGGCTGACTACGAGCAGCGCAAGGTGCTGCTTGTGGGTATGCCTAACAGATGGGCGGATGAGGGGGCGCAAGAGTTCACTAAGCTAATAGACAGCGGTGATGCCGAGAGCTGGTATAAGGCTATGATATGGCTAAGCAACGGGCACTGGCGCAAGCTGTTGAGCGAGGCCAAGACAGATATAACCCACATGGTGCACCAGCAGCACCGTGATGTGCTGTTTACCAAAGAACGGGTAGACGCAGGTAAGTGCGTACAGGACCGCTATGGCCGGTATTTCCGTTGAGTACCCACACAAGCCCAAACCCATTGACCTACGCACATTTATGTGCTACAACAATAGAACAATAGAGAGCCGCATAAGCGGACACAGAGTAACAACCACAACGACCAAAACAAGGAGCATAACATGAGTGCATTAAACTTCGGCACAACCGTGTCACTCGCAGAGGCAGCAAGCCTTATCATCAACTGCCCTAACAATCGGTTCTTCCTTCAAGGTGAGCCCGGAATTGGCAAGTCATCCATCATGGGCGCACTAGAGAAACACTTTGGTGACGCATATGCCTACGCATATTTCGACTGTGCGCAAGCAGACCTTGGCGACATCGCCATGCCGAGTATCAACCGTGACCAGCAAATCACAGAGTATTTTGCCAACGCTATATTCCAGATACAGTCCGGCAAGCCTGTGGTTATTATGCTAGACGAGTTCACCAAGGCACCGCAGCCAGTTCAGAACATGCTGCATCCGCTACTCGAGGCGCGCAAACCACGCTTGGGTAACAACGTGCTGCGCGATGGTTCCATCGTGCTTATGACTGGCAACATGGCTGGCGAAGGTCTTGGCGATACAGTCAAGCCACATACACGCAACCGTGTAACTACAGTTACGGTGCGCAAGCCAGATGCAGACGAGTGGTTGGCGTGGGCTGTGACTAACAACATCGACCCTGTTGTCATGGCGTGGGTTAACCAGTTCCCCCATGCGATGGCGTCCTACATGGACGGTGACCAAGAGAGTAACCCATATATCTTCAACCCCAAGCGGATGCAGGGTAGCTTCGTATCAGGTCGGTCGTTGCAGCTTGCGTCTAATGACGTGCTCAAGCAGCGTGATAAGCTCACGGCCAACGCGCTACTCGCAGCCATGGTAGGCACAATCGGTGAGTCCGCTGCGCGGGACATGCATGCCTTCGTTGAGTATCAGGACCAGCTACCTACGTGGGATGAGATTACCAAGGAGCCAGCCAAGGCCAAGCTGCCCGAGAGTCCCGGCGCATGCGCAGTCATGGTGTTCGGTGCGATTGCCAAGATTGACCGTAACACAATCACGCCGTTCATGGAGTATGTCGAGCGCATGGCACCAGAGTGGCAAGCTGTGTTCGCAGTCAACCTGTCCAAGAACCCAGACAAGAAGCAGATTGGCTTCACGTCAACCAAGTTCCGTGATTGGGCCTTAGCTAACGTGGATATCCTGTGACCAAGGAGCTTCACGTCGTGGATGTGAAGCGTAGTAAGATTTGGTCTATATGGCAGGTCAATCTGTCCAACGGCAAAGTCATGCACCTCTCAGGGTTCGACCATCCAGACGAGCTAAGCGCATATGCATACGCAACTAACAGACTAAAGGAGCAAGCTAATGGCACTAACAGCCGAGCGTAAACTAACAAGGGTCGTGATTGACCTGATGCGTAACCCGTTGTTCGCAGACATGTCCGGTATCTTTATGATGGGCACGAAAGAGGTGAGCGACGACATACCAACCGCTGCCACTAACGGACGTGACGAGATATATGGGCGTGAGTTCATCGACGCGCTATCCATACCGGAGGTAGCTTTTGTTGTGGTGCACGAGTCGTTCCACAAGATGTATCGTCATCTAACTACGTGGAAGAAGCTGTGGGATGAAGACCCGCACCTAACCAACATGGCCTGTGACTATGTGATTAACCTAGAGATTGTCACCCGTGACCCGAGTGGCACGGTGGTGTCCATGCCACAGAAAGATGGCAAGCCTGTTGGTCTCATTGACCGCAGGTTCGCAGGTATGAACACCAAGCAAGTCTTCGACCTTCTCAAGAAGGAGAAGCAAGAAGGCGGTGGCGGAGGTGGTGGTGGCGAAGGCATGGACCACCATGACTGGGAAGGCGCTAACAGTCTGACCAAGGAGGAGAAGGAAGAGCTGGTTAAGCAAGTAGACCAAGCTATCCGCCAAGGTATGATTGCTGCGCAGAAGATGCATGGCAAAGGTGCAGGTGGTATGTCGCGTGAGTTGACCGACATACTCGAGCCGAAGGTAGACTGGCGTGAGCAGTTACGTGAGTTCGTCAGCGCAACGTGCGCTGGACGTGACTACTCATCATGGCGCAAGCCAAGTCGTAGGTTTCTATCATCGGATACCATCATGCCTAGCCTTGTCGGGGAGCGCGTAGCCAACATCGTCATCGGCTGCGATACGTCTGGTTCAATCACCAACGAGGACCACGCACGGAACCTGTCGGAGACTGACGCTATCCTATCGGTGGTTACGCCTGACAAGCTGCACATCATCTATTGGGACCACACGGTAGCTGCGCATGAGATATATGATGACTCGACACGCGGCTCGTTCCGTACCTCGACTAAGCCAGTAGGTGGTGGCGGTACAAACCCCGACGCTATGGAGGCATATCTCAAGCAGCATGACATCAAGGCTGACTGCATCATCATGTTCACAGATGGCTACGTGCCTAACTGGGGCACAGACTGGAACGGCGCACCGATACTGTGGGTAATCACAGGCGGTGGCCGCATGACAGCCGGAACAGGCAAGACAATACATATCAACTAAGGAGCAAGACAATGAGTATTTCAAGTTCAGCAATGCTGGTGGAGATGAACATCTCCGTATGGACAGCGGCTATCGTAGACCGCAAGACGACCGACAAGGTTACACTAGACGCACACGCTGTGGCTGACGCTGGTAAGTTCAGGAAGAACCTTATGGCTGGCACTAGCTTGCGTAAGGACATAGCTGACTATGCTGCGCTGTGTCGCACGTGGCATAACGGACGCACACTGCCTTGGTCTGACAAGGGCGTGAGACTGCTGCCTACGTCTATGTTTCTGGAGTATAAGCGCGAAGCAGACGCACGAGCGGCATACTTTAACTCGAAGGTGGCTAAGTTCGTAGCAGAGTACCCCAACCTAGTTGGGACCGCGCAATTCAGCTTAGGTGACCTGTTCGATAACGCTAACTACCCAAGCGCAGATGATGTGGCGTCTAAGTTCGGGTTCCGCATGGTGTTCTCACCCGTGCCAGAGGTGGGCGACTTCCGTATCGACGTAGCCAGCGACGAGCTAGCTCATCTACGTAACCAATACGAAGCGGCATACACAGACCGTGTGGGTGACGCGATGAAGACCACATGGAACAAGCTGCACTCGACACTGCTAACCATGAGCGAGAAGTTGACCGAGCCAGAGGGCGAAGAGACTAAGCAGTTCCGGTCTACGTTCGTAACCAACGCGCAGGAGATGTGCCAGCTTCTATCACACCTCAACATCACCAAAGACCCAGAGCTGGAAACCGCACGACTGGCGCTGGAGAAGGCCATTCGCGGTGTAGACGTAGACGATATCCGCAAGGACGAGTTAGCACGTAGCGACCTCAAAGCGCATGTGGACTCGGTACTAGGACAATTTGATTGGTAAGAAGGAGGATTACAATGACTAACGTAAACAAAGTTAGATACCCACTGGGCATGCACAACACATACTGGCCTATAGCCAGCGCCGATGCGACTATCGTACAACGTGCCAAGGAGTCCATAGTGCACCCGTTCATGGTCCCGCTAATCGAGGCGCTGCAGCTCAAGCGTCCGCACTGGGAGTTCGAGGCTACTGGTATGGGTAACAGGGGAGTTGGTGAGCATGCACACAACGTGCTGCACAGTAGCTTCGACATCTTCGACAACGGCGACCAGATAGGTAGAATAGATAGGGAGTATTACAGGGACGCAAATACATACGCAGCGGGTAACCACCGCATAAACGCGAAGCGTCAGGTGGGCATGCGCAAGAAGAGCAAGCACCTCAAGGTTATCGTGTCTGAAATCTTAAAGGAGTTCTACCCGCTCACTGTGGATGAGCTTGCTACCGAGAAGTACAAACAGGCTTTCGCTGCTATGCAGCAAGCCACCTACAAAGATAGGCGAGCACATCTGAATAATGTTGACTTGATACGCGACTCGATGCTGACGTACCTAACAACAGACAACAGATGGGCAGAGTTCGAAGCGGCGCAAGACAAGCCCAGTGTTATGCAAGCCAAGGCAGCGTACAATACCCTAGCAGACAATGCGCGTGTGGCATCAGAGATTGTTACTGCATCCCATACGGTGGTGATTGAGCGTACAAGAGATATTGTCACCAAGCGTTGCGATGAGGCTGCACAGTCTACTAGCTTAGATGCACTGTCTGACCACATGAAGACATCACTTGCCCTGCTCAAGATGACCGACATCGGCACGATAATCGAAGGGGCTGGTGTGCGCACCGCAGATGACACGTTCTACATACTAGACAAAAAGGAAGCATAAATGGCGCAGTTGGGTAGACCACCAAAGGGTGAAGACAGGATGGTGGCAGTAAGCATACGCATACCTAGGCAGTTATTGGAGCAGTATAGACAGGCTGGTAAATCTCATGTGCTCATGCGCGAGGCACTCCAAAACTTTATGTTGACGTATAGCCCCGAGAGGGATAAACACTCATAAGAAGGAGCAAACAACATGGCGTCAACGCCAGAGAAAAGAGTCAAAGAAAAAATCGTCAAGGTGTTGAAGGAGGAAGGAGTGTACTACTTCTTCCCCGCCACCCATGGCTTTGGCCGTAGCGGTGTGCCTGACATAATATGCTGTGTGAACGGTTACTTCTTAGGCATCGAGGTCAAGGCAGGGACTAACAAACCTACTGCCCTACAGGTGCGTGAGATTGAAGCCATACGCAGGTGTAACGGCGTAGCTGTGGTAGCCAACGATGAGAATTGGGACATGGTGCGTGGGCTGGTGCACAAGTTGAAGGAGCAACCAAATGACCAAGATTAAAGGTCGAGGTCAGACCGACCAAGATATCATCCGTGCCATTGGGTATATAACTGACGATAGATATATCGCAGCTTATTTTGGTGTGGAGACGAAGCGCGTCAACCAGCTACGTAGAGAGGTGGAAGGCCGCAAGGCCAAGGTAGCACAAGCGATATACGCTAGCCAGAAGACCGCACCCACAGGGATGAACAGTGACTCCGAGCGCAAGTGGAATAAGAACGCAAGAGAAGGCTCCGCTGCACTACTCAAGGCACTGAATAAGTTTTTCGAGAAGCGACTGCTGGAGAAGGCGATGGGCAAATGACCCCACGAGAAAAGAACCACGCCGCGATTGACGCCATCGCACAGGACCACGGCTACACGCTGTATGACATCCTCGGCCCGTCGCGGCTCAAGCATCTTGTCGGCGTACGCCGCTTGTGCATCCTGATGTTCAGAGAGCAAGGCTACTCAACAAACGAGATAGGTAGGATTATGAACCGCTGCCACACCACCATCTGCCACGCGTTGAGTAAGGAAAACAAATGACCCTGCGCCAATTCCTGTTCGATAATTTCGGCTGGGACATTTACGAATGGGCCGACGATGAGATTAGATTTTAAGTCCCGTCACCCGAAGGTGACGGGGGCCAGCAACGTATTGCTGGTGGGGAATAAGTGCGTAGCACAATAAGGAAAAAAGTAAATGACATTCGGTTCTGATACACGCAAGTCTAAGCACGGCCTCAATAGCATGGCGGTAGGTGAGGTGCGCGTGTTCGATACTCCCACACTCCGCGACAAGACTTTAATCCGCCGCGCTGCACACAACCAAAACATGCGGTCAGACCGCTACTACATAACCCGCACCATTGGCGACACTATGCGCGTAACAAGGATAAGATGATGGACATTCTGAACATCGACTTCGAGACCTACTACGACCGGACTTTCTCGCTCTCCAAGATGACGACCGAGGAGTATATCCGTGACCCGCAGTTTGAGACCATCGGCGTTGCAGTCAAGCGCAACGAAGAAGAGGCAGTGTGGTTCAGTGG